CCAACGACTTTGAGCCCATCGGCATCAACGTCAAGGGTGTCTGGCGTATCGTCGATTTTGATTTGGAGGCCTGATGCCGCCTTCTCGATGCCGCCAGTTGAGACGACTTTCGCCTCAAGATCACCAGAACCGTCGAACCCGATGCCGGGATTGGTTGCGCCGATGTCAATTGCGAAACCACTGGAGGTGATTTCCATACCAGCTGTTGTGTCCGCGATTCCTTGGAGATCACCAGAGCCATCGAATCCCAATCCCTTGTCCGCCGCAAGGTCAATTGCGAAACCGCTTGATGTGATTTCCATACCGGCGGTGGTGTCGGCGATGCCTTGAAGGTCGCCTGAGCCATCGAATCCAAGCCCCTTGTTGGCCGCAAGGTCAATCGTCAGGATTCCAGTGTTCACGGCAAGACCGTAATCGCTGTCAACTGTGATTTTACCCTTGACCCCGCCACCAGAGGCAGCAGTTGCGTCTGGGATGGAAACGCTGCCCGACAAGGCGTTCCACTCGTCAGCATCATCGTCCCAACCGTACAGTCTGTCGTTGTTCTCGACATAGTGAACTTCGCCAGGGATCAGGTCTGCTTGCGTCCTGCGGATACCAAAGTTGGTCGCTCCAGGTGCCGACCCAGGAAGATTTCCTGAAGTTTTCTTCGTGTAGTCGGTTTCACCTGTGTAATCAACAAGCTGGATGCTTGCCGGTGTTGCCCATGTTCCGTAAACCTCAGAAGCCGCAACGCTCGTAAGAGATTCCATGATGACAACGACACCGTCGCTGTTGATCGCGTCCAAATCTGTGTCGAAATTGGATACCCATGCAGAAGACCCATCGGCTTCAATCGCTGCGGCAAGATTGGCCATTGTGTCGGCTGGTGTTGCGCCGATGGTGTATTGGACGTCGCCGCCTGATGTGGCGCCGTATGTTCGTGTGGTTGTTCCGTTGGTGAGCGTGATCGTGTCCCCGGCCGCAGGATTGGCCGCCATGTACATTGCTGAAGCGCCAAGCACTCCTTGGGCATTGTTTAGCTGCCGAGAATACACCAGCAGCTCTTTCCAAGTCCTACCAAGGACAATCGCATCCTCAAGCTGGGAGAGATTCACAGCATGGTGAGACACAGACCCGTCAGCGACGTTCGTAATCTGTTGGCTGCTCATGTCTAGGGCGCTGTCAGTGACGGTCAAGCCACTTACGGATGCGCCAGTTTGGCCATATGCCAACGCCTCACCAGCAGCATCACCGCCGGTCAAACCAGTAATCTGATTTGAGCCCATGGTGATGTCTCCCGACATCGCCAAGGCACCGAGTGCTATGTCATCAGCTGGGTCTTGTTCTCGGTGGTAGCCGTTGGAATCACCATACAGAAATTTTCTCGTGGTCATGTGTCTCTACCTCTCCTCTGGCTACTCCGCCAGATGCGTTATCCTGACTTGTTGTCGCCAGGAGTGGTCGTGTTAGCGCCTTTTAGTTTATCCTCATTTTGAGGCGCGCTTGATTTGACTTCTTGCTCTGCTTCTTGTGGCAGTCTTCGCAACACACCAGTTTCTTCGTCATAACCCCATTGATCCATGTAGATGCCGTAATCATTTTCCAGCTCTCTACGCACATCGCTGATTCTTCTGACGGATTTCTTTTGGGTGTTCTCCCATTGGCGAACGACGTTGTTCAGTTCCTGCTTTAACGCTTCAATGCGTCTTTCGTATGCCGTCCTGCGCACTTGGATCTGTAATGATGCTTCAATAGCGCATTTTTCCAAGTACATCAAGTGGAACACTCTGGCGTCTGGGATCACGCCTGTGCCAGCCACTTCCAAACGAGCCAACCGGGCTGTCTCTCTGATTGCTTCTTGGGCGTCCACTTTGTCGTCGGACACCCCGTTGCCGCCGCACTCTTGCTCGTCGAACGGAGCGCCGTGCTCTGCTCCCACTTCAGGCGCTTTCTCTTCAGGCGCTTTCTCTGTGGTTGCTTTCTCTGTGGTTGCTTTCCCTTTGGCCTCTTTTTTCATCTTTTCACCTTTGTAAGCTGATTTGATGGAATCCAAGGCCAATTCGCCATCTGAACCTGCGCTCGTTTTTGCTTGGTCCGTTTTTGATGAAGCTACTTTCAGTTGCTTTTTCTTTTTGACCATGTTGTTTCCCTTCACCCGGTGTATCGAGTCATTGACGATACGCCAGGCATCATTAATAGGTCATTGCTGACCGCCACGCCGATTTGTTGGGCCCAAAAGTATTCTCCTGGGGCCAATGTCGGTATTTCGTCTAATAGCTCTCCATTAAATCCGACTAGCAACGGTTGGCCTGGGACCATTTCCGTGAACAAGTCGACCACACCAAACAATTGAACGATGCCAACTGTGGGCGTGGATTTGGAGATAAGCACTCCAACTGCCGGCATTTTTGCTCTGTCGCTTGGGTCTGCCGTCTCAACCCTCCATTTCCCGTTCACTCTTACGTCCCGAATACGCATACAATTCCCAATCGTGTCGCCCGACAGGCAAGCCACTTCCTTGTAGCTGTTAGACAGCATCTTGCCTGGGTCGTCATACCATTTACCCGTTTGGTCTCCGTATAGAATCCTTTTGATTTGGCTGAGGACATATTCTTGGAATTGTGCGTAGTCTGCAGATGTAGATTCGCTGGCCGCGATTTCTGCTGCGGTCTTCTGATCGTCGAAATCATCAGGCCGCGCAATTTGATCCAGTCTTTGTAGATTGGTGCCCATTTATTTTCATCCGCCGTCATGCATATGGATTATACCGTTGCTTCCCAGTTTTCGTTAGGGATATGCGCGCAGCCGATTGACACGCGTGGACCATCATACTGACTTTGACGCCATCGGCGAAACAGGTTATTCTTTCACCACCGCGTATTTTGGCTTCAACATCTGGGCTGATGTGTTCAGCGTAATAAAACACCCTGTCGAAATCGATTGGTTTGGACAGGGAATATTGAACGCCAGTGCCGCAAACGGCTCCATCCTCAACGTTGCCGCATGTCGGGCATACTATCTTGTGCGCTTTTCGATTGCATTGGCCGCAACGAAAATGGCCGCTGCACTTACGCAAAACTGATATGCCTGTTATGGTTTCCTGGAATGCTGGTTGTTTGAAGCGTTGAAGCCACAACTTGGCTTGATCTTCGTCAGACAGATCAACCCTCGAAGTGACTCCATCATTTGTGTGAATCTTAAACAATCGGCCACCTCATTGAGCGAATGCCAAGCAAGGATTTCGGCCAGCGTTGTTACTTGCTGCCCTTACTGGTTTTGCCACTAGCCTTCTTGATTTCAGGCGATGGCGTTATGCTTTCGGTCGGTTGGGCCACTTTGACCTCAGTTTTCGGCATGATTTTCTTCACCACGCGCAACCGTCTTGCGAATTCAGCCTCATCCTTCTGGATGTATTCGAATTCGTCACCGGTGATGGTCTTGACTCGCCCAGGCAGAAAGTGTAGAGCGCCCTTTTGGGAGCGTTCCAACGTTTTCTTGCCTTTTCCGTCGTCAGTGTCCATCGAGTCCGGCACTTCAATTTGGCGGCGTGTGGCGGCTGCGGATAGTTGAACGATGACTTTCATTCTTCTTGTCCTTCCTGCGCCAACAGTATATCAGCAATCATCTGCTTTGCCGTCTCAAGCCCATCAAATCCCAAGTCGTGTTGCATACCAAGTTCGATCAGCTCAGACTTTCGCATCTGAGATAATTTGCCCTTGGTGTACGTTGGGATCCCTGGTTTTGGTTCAGGTGCTGGCAACGATTGCTCTGGCTTTTGCTCTGGTTTCTTTGCTGTTTTCTTTGCTGTGGCTTTCGTCACAACTTTTTTTGACGGCAAAGATTCGATCATCTTCGTTTGAAACCCTGGCCTATTCTCGTATGATGCGATTTCGGCTGGGTCCGTCAATAGTTGTGTCTTGCCACGGTGGAACGTTCTGCCGTTCTCCATAAGAGATAAGCTGCCCACCAACGTCACTTCTGCTTTTGCCATCTTTGAGACCTCCAAGCAATGGCTAGAATAAAAAAACATACAGCCGGTCAACAGACCGGCCATATGCTACTCAAGCGCACCGATTAAACGCCGTCACCGATGTTCTTGCCCTTGACGAGCGCGCTCAACTCTTCGTAGTTCACCGACACCTTGGCGGTGATGGCGTACTGGTTGACACCTGCAAAAATGTCGCGGTCTTTTTCGATGCGAATGTCGCGACCGATACCCACGATGAGGTTGTTCATGTGGGTGAGGATGCACTGAGGCTTGGCGGAGTAAGTGACTTTGACCACTTCGCCGTCGCTAATCGATCCACCGGCGTCGCGAACAATCGTGTCTGCCGTTGCAGTGGACGCGATTACGTAGTCAGTGGTGTCGACGTACTTGGTGGTTGGGGTGCTGCCCAATGTCGCTGGCGTTACCACTACATCGCTGATGTTGAGGTTTTTCAGCGCCACGGCTGTTGTTCCGCTGAGCGTGACGTGCTCAACAACTTTTGGGGTCAGGTCAAGCAACGGGAATTCGACGATTGGAACGCCGAATGGTGTGATGCGGCTGCCTGCGATAGCGGCATCGCCTGCTGCTGTTGCGCGGGTGGAAAGTCGCTCGGTGTACAGTTGGGCCAGGTCAGGAGACATGAGCCAACGGAGCGCCGCTTTGTTGCGTCTGAATTTGGTTGGCATTTGGCGGAGCATGGCGCCAAATACGCTTGTGCCGATGTTGGTTCCGAGGGCATTGTACAGATTTCCGCCCTCTGCGCTTTCCAACCAACCATTTTGGAGTGCTAGATAGCTATCCTTGATGTATTGGGTTTCCGACCCGCCTGGGTAGATGTCATCTTCAAGAGCGGCTGGCCCAAGAAGATTGCCCATGATGTACAGCTCTTCAATGTCGTTGGCCAATTGCTTGGCGAACATTTGGATGATGTGGTCTTCTACGGAAGCACCTTCCAAGTTGATTTCGCTGAAGTTGTCGCCAATTTCTACTGGAACCATGATTTCTCTTGGGGTGAGAGAAATCTTGCTGGTGGAGATTCCACGTCGCACGCCTGGGTCTTTGGCTTCCGACTTTGGCACTGCAGCTCTGGAGCCGATGCCGATTTTGTCGATGTCCATTGTCTCATTGGTGAAGCGAACGATTCTTGCGTTGTCCTTCAGGACAGTCTCGTCCACGACATAGTCAATGAACTTGTCGGATTGTTTGTTGTTGAGTTTTCCGTTGGCCAAATCGTCCGCTACAATAACCGCTTTTTTGACCAGCTCTTCATTTTGAACATTAGACATGTTCCATTCCTCCGTTAAAAAGTTTTGACTCTCGTCATCTCTTGGTACAAACTGCGGCTACTACAGCACGCCTGCCCAGAAAGGTTTTTCGGATTTTTCCACTTTGTTGTCAGTGTCGCCATCGGCTTCAACTGACTGAGATGGATTCCTTACTTTTTCGATTTTTTCGACTCGCTCGCCAAGGTCTTTGTTGACTTCAGTTTGCTGTTTGAAAACGTTGGCCAAGTCGCCGATGGACTTAGTGATGGCCGCCAGGTCGGTCGCCAACGTGGACTCTTCTTTCTTGACGTTATCAGCCTTTTCTGCCTTTTCGACGTCAGCGTCAGCCGGTTTGGGCTCATCTTCCGATTTCTCGGTTGAGACCGTCGGCATTTTGTCGAACGCGGCCATGGCCGCGTCAAACGGAACGCCTTCAACGCCTGCGTCCTTTAGCTGCTTGGCGAACACAACGCGTGGAGTCTCCTCCTCGTTGTTCTCTTCTTTTTTGACGTCATCGACGTCATCAGAAGCGCCTTCTGCCTTAGGCTCTGCTGGCGGAGTGGCGTGCCTGGCCACTAGGTCTTCAACGAAAGATGCAACTTTCTCGATAGCCTTCTCAACAGCCTGGGCTCCAGGCTCGACAGCTACTTCAAGCTCAACCTTCTCCACTTTTTTGTCTTCGGTGGCGTCATCGGCTGAAACCTCTGCGCCATCCACTTCTTTCTTGACCATTTCCTCTTTGGCTTTTTGATCGTCAGCCATGTCCTGTTCCTCCGTTTCCTAACTTTTTATTACAACAAACACTTGCTCATTTGCAGCTTTATCAACCAAGGATACTTCGTTAACATCCAGCTCGATAAATTCTCTTTTGAGAGTATTCTCAGTCATCAGTCACTCTCCTCTTGTTGAACTTGCCTGACTTTGGCCTTGCCACCAATAGAAAAGCCTGTAATTTCACCATCTTTAACTTTTTGCCAAACTTCTGAATCCTTGACTTTCGCAACCATCATCCAAGTGCCTTTTTTGATCTCTTTGCCGTCCAAAACCACATCCACCGGCATAGTATATGACTCATACAGCTCAAATTGGTTCTTGAATACCGTGTGCTGCTCTCCTAATTTAGTGGACTCATTATAAGAGGCCAAGAAATTGTGAGCCGCCTTGGCGATGACAGCTTCTGGGATGATGTCTCCATGGGCGTCAACGACGTCAGGCTGCAGGACAACTCCAGTCACTTCCTGTTTCTCTGTATCGGCTTTGACCAACGGGATAAAATAGCTCACTGCCGCTTGGTCGTTCTCTTGGGCGGGTGCCGCTTGTGTTCTTGGTTGCGCGGCATTCTTTTCTGTGGCTGGAACAGCCCGTCGTTTGGTTTTCGCCATTAATCATCTCCCAATATGGATCGGTGATTCGGAGATTAACGCGTTTTCCACGTCGGATAAAAAAATTTGCGAGTTGATAGAGGAGAAGTCAGTTGGCCAAGCTGAGCGGGGAGCCGTTCTTGCCGTATACGGTGATGAAGTTCGTATCTTTGATTTGGTTTACATTCTTGCTCTTCTTGCGCTTGGTTTTCAACTCAGGCTTCAGCGATGGGACCTTGTCGCTCGTCTCCACCTCCTTGACTTTGATTCGATAGCCGTTCGCCTTAACACCGTTGACTTTGCGTGTTACAGACTTGACGTTATCAACCACAAGCCGCTTGTTCTTTTCCAATATCACATTGTTTTTCCCTGCGCCCTCTAACACGCTTATGTCGAATGCGCCTTGCGTTGTGGCCGTTTCTATGATCACGAAGCTGCTCGCCTCTGGAGCTGTCTCCAATGCTGCCAAGGCGCTCTTGGAACTCTTGCTCCAATCGGTCATAGCGTTTTGCTCTACAACTTGCCCCTTGGTAGCTATCTTCCCTGCCGACTCCTCTGACAAGCCCGTCAGGACGCGATGGGCCTTGCCCTTGTACGTTGGCGCCCTATTCAGAGCAGCGCGCATATCGACCAAGGTCTGCTTGTTTCCTTTGGTCGCTGCCAAGCGCTCTGCGTCAATTGCGCGAAGCTCTTCAGAATGAGACAGCCATCGAGCAAAAGCCTGGTTTTCTGTCTTGCTTAAATTGGCTGCCCAATGCAATTTGTTTGGAGACTTGTTTGGAGACGGGATCATTGATGGAGGTATCGGCGACAACTGGTCATACGAACCCACAGACGGATCAACGTCCACTGTGCATCGACACTTGAAGTGGTACGCTGGGAGGGCCAGCCCCGATGCCGACAACGCTTTGGAATCCGCCACACCCGCCGCTCCTGACACCTGCCCTGGGGATGGTGAGATGCTTGTTAACTGCGTCATAGTCGGCTAAGGATGCGCTGCTTTGACGGCATCGGGGTTGGAAGCAGACAGCTCTTGTTGCATCTGTGATGCGCCCTGCTGAACGGTGAATACTTTCCCGTCCATATGGGAACACCTTTGGCACGTCCTGTGGTCTGATGGGTTGTGGATTTGGTATTTGGTGATACCAATTTCCATAAACGAGCGCAATTGGCCATGAACGCGTGCTGTAGTAGCCGCATTGGCCGTCACCGCCTCGAAATATTGCTTGGTTGTTCCATTGAATCCCGTTGGGACTCTGACCTGTCTCAGCGTTGAAGCAACTTTCTCAGCCATCAAGCGCCCAGCCAGCGTGGAGTCTTGGCCTGCTTCGATTAATGTCTCACGAGCCACCTTGGCTATTTCAGCAGAAACGCCCTTTTTGTAAAACTTGCCCATCCAAAACACTTGGTGGTTTTGAAGAGCCGCAACCGCATGTTCATCTACCAAGTCAAACGTTGGAGCCACTTCTCCTATTATTCTGCCAACTGCTTTCTCCACTTTTTCGGATTTGGGGACATTGTAGCCGAGCGGAGCAGTGCTTTGGCGATTGGCCTTTTTGTGGCCTGCTGTCCGAGCCAACTTGTATATCCGCTCGAACTCGTCCAGAAACGTTTCCTCAATGGTCCCTGCCCATTCCTCCATTGTCTTATCAACGACGACAGCCACTTGTTTGGCTGTGGAGCCTAATTCAGCAGACGACGCAGCAAGGGTGGTGGCTTGAGACGCTAATTTATTCCATTCAGCGTTTAAATATTCCCTCAGCCGCGTTTCTGCCCGCGCCATCTGTGCGACTTCCGAAATTTTGGCCACTTTGGCAATGATTTCGTCGGACGCTATCAACCCATCATAGCTTTCTGCTAATGTTGACACTGTCCGCCGTCCTTATCTGCTATGAGGACATCCTCCTGCCATTTCTCTTCCATTTCTTTATTCAATCGCACAAGGTAGTCCACAAACAACGTTCCGCCCATCTCCCCGTGAAGAGCTTTGAGCGCTGTGACTTGTTGCCCTGGCTCCGCCGGATCAGCTTTATTCTTGACTGCTTCTGCCATCAAGAGGCTGAATGGAATATCCACATTGAATTCTTCTGGGAACTCAGGAAGCTCTGTTCCAAGAATGTCTTCCAACAGGATGCGAGCAATGCGAGGAGTGACACCGCCGGTCTTTTCTGCCTGGGCGAGAATCTTGACCAACAGTGTATTGTCCGTTGTGTTGGGGCTGTTGCTTTTGAACTTGTGATACCTGACTCCCATGTCTGGGAAGATGAGTCGATTGAACAGATCATCAAATTCGTTTCTTTCAGGCGCGAACACTTGTTCATCAGCCAATTGGCGACTGGATTCTGCCGTGGCTCTTGAATAGTCATCTGAACGCCCCACGATAATAGGCGGCAAGCGCCATACGCGACGAATCTTGTCTTGATTCTTCTCTGAATAATTGACGAACAAAGCGTCCTTGTGCTGCTCGCTCACCAACGGCTTGATGTCCATCTTGATATGGCTGCCATCTTCGCCTTCAAGGTCAGATTCTGCCTCGATGATTAGAAATTTACTGTAGTTGTCGCCGTCTTGGATTTGCGACTCCACAAATTCTGACACCCTGTCGATGCTGCCTTGAGTCAATTGCCCGTTGCTGACGCTGATGACCATGGATGGGATGTTGTTATTCTTGAACGTCACATAATTGATCTCTTCAGCCGCCCTGTCTCCGTAGATGCTGAGCAGATTCCCTATGTAACGAGGTAGCCCATATGCCGAGCGCGTGGAATAAACGCTGAGGTGGACAATCTCGTTCGCTTGTTTCTCCATAGGCAAAGCCCCAACCGCCAACTCGCCCGTCTCGTTATTCCAAACACGGGCGTCGCCATACTCCTTGTACCATCTCATCGCATGGCCTTGGACGATTTCCATATTCATTCGGCGAATCGACTTGGATTGGACATAGGTTCGGAATCTGCGCCACTCTGATAGAGTGGAGATATTGACGCTGCCATCTCTTTGGAGTTCCAGAATGGGCCTGGTCGTCTGGACCAACTCATCTTCCAACCGGCCAAGGCGCATCTGGTAGCTTGGGACGTGGGTGAAGCTCTGGATGTCTCCGGAATTGCTCCTGATGACTTCGAAATAGGCGTTGCCTGTGGCTTCTAAGTCACGACGGAGCTTGCGACGGAACGACACGAACGATTCCCGCGTGCAATACGTGAAAAAGTTCTCCAACTTGATTTTTTCGTCCGCAACCTTATTCACCAGAACTGCCGGTGGCTTTTTGCCGCCTGGAAGGGTGGACTTCACGCGAGGCACGTAACGATGACCAAACCCTTCAATGTTCACTTCCATGGCGCTGAGGCAGGGTTCCATCTCCGTGTTATTTTCGCTCAACATCGAAAGTGCCAACAGATCGAATGGAGGCTCAATGACCTTGCCTTCCTCCATCAACAGGGTGAACGGGTCATCTGGCAATGTTGTTGTCTTGCCTGAATGATCTGCTGCCTTGTCAACTTCGATAATCCTGGTGCGTACCTTCCTCAAGGCGCGCTGCGTGGCGATGGTGGCTGATACTGATGCGCCCTTTTCGATGTTCGATGATCCGAATTGATTATTCATAACCGCTCCTTGATTTATCCGATCAATTTAGGCTCTGTGCGATTCCGTTTTTTCTTCATCTTGCGAACCTTTGTTGCGATAAAGAACGCATCGAACCAATCCTTGTATCTGTAGTTAGGGAACAACACCATTTGTTCGATTTTCAATTGATAGTCGCCGGTCTTTTTGAAATACACGCGCTTGTCCTCGAACAGCGGAGATATTTTCCAAGCATTAGTCATTTTGTCCTTGCTTGTTCTGACCGGGGTCATTCTCATGTCCTTGTCGCCATCTTTCAAGGTCTGGTATTGCGCCTCTTGATAGGCGTTGACCTCGATGCCGAATCTGATTGGATCCCACTTGTTGTAGTATTGGATGATTTTTCTCGTTTGAGCGCCAAATCGCAATTGGCCTTCAAACCAATCCAACACGTAGATGTTCTCATTGCTATCTTCGCCGATGACCACGATGGCGAAGTGGTCTGCCGTGTCCTTTTGGCTGATAGCCAAGTCCACCCCAGCGTATATTTTAAGATCAGACGGGATGTGCAAGTTGGAAACAACTTGGCAGTCGTCATACTGGAATACTTCGCCCTTCATCGCTTCTGTGTCGCATTGGTATTGCGAATTGAAGATGATGACGCCCATCTTTTTCCGTTTGGCCTCGAACCATTCCGGCGGATACTTCTCAGGCCATGGAGATTGGTTGTTTTTGAGTGCTGGAATGATCTGGTGGTGGTCTTTCAACTCATTATCGATCAAGTGACCGTACAAATCTGCGTAGTGATACCGCGTGCCCAGGCGATGATACTCGCCTCTGTGGGGCACGTCCTTGTCCGGTGGCTCCAACGTTGGCTCCAACGTTTTGTAGTACCACGTTTTGGCTTTCTCTCTCATGTACTCGGTGCGCGAATTATCTTCGTCCACCAAGTCGTCTCCCATTATGACGTCATAGTGCTTACTAACAATGGTGCCGTCCACGCCCACACAAGTCACGGACGCTTCCTTGGTGTGAACGGTTCGCGGCAGCACTTCTATCTCCGTGCTATCCCATTTATTGACGCGCCTTGGGTCGTAATACACTCCAAATATTTCCGCCAATTTAACATTGGTCTCGAAATGTGCGCGAATCTCCTTCAAGAACGCTTGGGCGTTGGGGCCTGTCTTGGACGCCAACAAAATTCTCAAATTAGGATTCTTCAATAGCAAATGGATCGTTTTAGTGATGGTGGCGATAGTTGTTTTGCCAGCGCCACGAAACACCAATTGGAGGCTGTCTGGGTGTAGGAATTGAAAGCGCAAAAGCGCCATGTGGAATGGTTGTAATTGGTACCCAAGCACAGCTGTGGCCAGGATATCAATGCGATTGTTGTCTATGACTTGGCGCCTAATCCACTCATTGCCCATGTCCTTGTACTGTTTGTACATGGACACAAGTTCAGAGCGTTCTGCTACTTCTAAAGATTTAGCTCCTTGAAGTTTAGGCGTTGCTTGGCGAGCGCCCATGCGCGTTTAACCGTTGCCAGCCGGTATACCTGCCACTAGCACTGTTGCGTTGTCCGCGACAATTGCTGTAATAGCGACAAACATGATCCGATGATTGCATTCAACCGTAAATTCATAGCCCACGCCTGCACCTGGCGATGATTTCGCGATAGCTATGTGCTCTTGGATCCATGCTTCTTCAAACGCGGACCACCAATACACTGCTACTGCTGGCGCAGCTGACGTTGAGCTTGGTATTACTTGGATGTTTGCTTTTTCGTACCCTGACATGTTCATGCCTGATCGTCTATCGACATTGGCAATGGTGTCAACGGTGTCAACGGCGTCGCGATGGACTACATAATTAGGTGCGGATTGTGGTGATGTCATGATTACCTCTTGGTATGTTGGACCGGCCCAAAGGTTTTTGGACCGGACGCAGAATCAAACATGGCCTGGTTGCTACCTGATTAACTAGTCAGTTGCGACGAAGAATCCCGACTCACCGTCCACATTGGCGTCGGTGTCAGCGCCAAGCGCAAATCCGTCGCTCAACGGGGTGATGCCGTTGGTGGCTGCGAGCGACAAAGTGCCGTCCGTGATTTGTTTCAGAGCAGTGTCGTCAGCCATGGTCTTAGACCAAACCATTTTGCACAGCCCCGATACGTTGTAAACTTCAACGTGGACGGGTCTGAAACCGACTTTTCTGATCTCCAGGTCTGCCCCGGTTCCAACGAATGTTCCGATGTATTTTCTGCTGCGTCCGCTTCCCATTTTTCACCTCCAAAGTGATCGCCCTTGACGGCTCTGCATTCGGGTAAACGCAGAACCTGCTCAACGCTTGATTGCGCTGCGCTGGGGCTTGAAATAAATGCAATGAAAGAATATCCGAAAAAAAACTCAGCAGCTAATATTTTAATAATTGCCGTAGATGATCCCTTTGCGCCCATGGTGCTTATTCTTTGGGCGGTATTTCCTGGGATTCTCTTTTATTAACGATGTGTAGAACCGATTCCTGAAGTGAGGAGGCGCTGGAAGCCGTTTCCACCTGTACACGTGCTCAGCTCTGCGAGCGTCCATCCCGCCGCCGTAGTGATTTGCGCCTGGTATTGGGTTAGGCAACTTGCCGCTAGCCCAATCGTCTAACAGGGTCAATCTTTTTTTCCACAGTTCTTTATAAACGCTCCATTTTATCGTGTCAGGCCAACTCTTTGGCTTTTTCAAATCCGCATCCAGCTCCAACAACCAAGGTCTGGTGTGTAAACTGTGACGCTTTACTGCTGCTGAATACTTGCGAATCACCTTTTCCAATTTCCAACCGGTTGCGCGTGCTCGTTCTGCGTACACGTACGCAATCGCAATACATTCGTCGTGCGTGCTCCCTTCAAGAGACACAAGGCCAAATCCTGCTTCGCCAACGCACGAGCGCGCCAGCCAAACCTTTGTCCGAGTGTTCCATTGTCGTGGCTTGATTGGCTTTTGCGACGGCAATTCAACCTCTGGCTTGTTAATGGCATATGGCACCGACCGTTCCTTGTCCAATTTCGATACCGGCAATTCCAAGGTCAACTCTTGCTCCTGTCCCACCATCACTCTGCTCAGCGCCATGCCTGCTATCAGCGATATGACCGCGATAAGCATTAGCCGTTTTGAATTTTTACTCATGGTCACCTCCATTCTTGAGTGGCAATCTTACTTTGCCTTCACAAGTCTCTAAATTTTTTGTGTTGAAGTGAAATGCTTCGATCAGCCAGGCAAATCTCCTGGCATTATGGCTTCTGGTCCTACGAATAAATGCCGTGGCCACAACTTCATCGCGTATCTCCTGGTGCGTTGATACCTTCCGTTCTTGATATCATCGTCCCAGCGCGCGAATGGGGTGTTGCCCATCTTGCGAATTATCCATTTGGCCACCTCTGGGCCTGGTTCGTCAGCGGTCAACTTTTTATCAACCACTTGGCGGCAGAAACGCTTCAGGGCGAATGAAGGAGCGTTGACGGAATTGCTCCAATACATCGCCATGGCCAAATCCATTTCCATGCCCAACACTTTCGCGCTGACTTGGTCGATATGCGTGGAGCGGTAGATGGCCGATTGGACTGTTCTTCCTGCCCAGAACTCATCTCTGCAATAATGGAGCTTGACGCGTGATGCTCGCTTCACGAAATGCTCTTTTTCAAGCGCCAATTGGATGTTGAACGTCGCAGGGTGGGCAAATAGGTCGTGGAATAACATCACCCAGCGTTGCGCTCTGGCACGATCATTGCCTCGAACGGGCATAATGCCATCGAAGTCTCCTGTGAATTCACGTCTGATGTTGCGGCCTGGAACTAGACCACCTGTTTCAATCCAACGGCATTTGCCATCATTGGAAATCGCCCAGCCCACATCTTTCAACGCCTGTTCCAAGCGAATAAATGGCGCGTTGACGATGCCAGACATTTCAATCCGATGTAACACCTTCCACAATGGCCCTTGATCGTTGGCCTTTATGTCGTCGGCCAGACCTCTTGGGTACACGGCTATGGCTTGGCCGATGGATGCTGTCATGCCTGTCCCGTCGTAATTCATTACGCAGCCGAAACTGCCACCGCTCTCCACCTGTGCCGTCAACCAGACCGCTCGGTCCAAGTGTTTACCACTCCTTGGCAGAGGAATGGGCTCCTTGCCTCGTATACGCACCCCGGCGTATTTCTTGAATGTTATTCGTTTCATGTCTGCTCCTTTTAATGGTAAAGGCCCATATGTTGTTAAACTGGCGTTGCGTTCTTGTCTCGCTGGCGCTTGTTTCGCTTGTATCGTCGCCGCTTTTCTCTCTTTTTCTCCAGCTTGTTCATCTTTTCTCTGAGTGCTTCGTCATTCTTGAGCGCTTCCTTACAAGCTCGACACGTGATCATCGTCACGTTTGAACTTTCGCACGTATGGTAGTGGCCGCATTCCACGCCTTCAATGTGAACAAAATAGCGCTTCCTGCTGTAATGCTCATCGACGTCATTCCAATATTCTGCTGTATCGGTGAGTGTCA